ATGGCCGACTTCTCCAACGATACCTCGCTCTGGGCGACCAGGGCGCTGGGCGCGTCGGCGGGTGCCGCCGTGTCGCTGATCTATCTCCTGCCCAAGAGCCGGCGCGAGGCGGCGAGCCGGTTCTTCACCGGGCTTGCCTGCGGCATCGTCTTTGGCGGGCCCTGTGGGATCTGGATCGCCGAACGGCTGGATCTGGTCGGTGAGCTTTCCGCTGTCGAGGTGATGCTGTCGGGCTCGGCCGCCTCCAGCCTTTGCGCCTGGTGGGGGCTCGGCATTCTCTCGCGCATCGCCGGCCGCTACGGCGCCCGCAACCGGTAACGCTCAGGCAAGACCGGCCACAAAACCATGAAACGAGGAGCATGATCATGACCGCAAGCCGCGCGCTGGCGCGATCCCCCACGCGCTTATCTAGCCGGGCCATTCTCGGCGCCGATACGCGCAAGTTCGCCAATCTGGAGCTCCGCGGATTGAGCCGCGACGGCACCTTTTCCGGTTATGCCAGCGTCTTCGGCGAGGTCGATCTCGGCAAGGACGCGATCGAGCGCGGCGCCTTTCTGCGCTCGCTGAAGACACGCGGCGCCGGTGGCGTACGCATGCTCTTCCAGCATGATCCCGCCGAGCCGATCGGCGCCTGGAAGACGATCCGCGAGGATAGCCGCGGGCTCTATGTCGAGGGCGTGCTGGCCGATGGCGTCAGCCGCGCCCGCGAGGTGCACCAGCTGTTGAAAAACGGCGCGCTCGATGGACTGTCGATCGGCTTTCGCACCGTTCGCGCCAAGACCGACGCCAAGTCGGGCGTGCGCCGCATTCTGGAGGCCGACCTCTGGGAGATCTCGGTGGTGACCTTCCCCATGCTGCCGTCTGCGCGCGTGCAGAACATCAAGAATGCGCGGTGGTTCCGCGACAAGGAGACCGAGCTCGTCCGCGCCATGCGCCGGGCCGCCCGGATGATGCTGCAAGACACATTCAAGTAGACCCTTCACAAAGGATGATCCCGCAATGACCGACCTGCAGACGACCGTAAAAACCGCCCCTGAAATCAAGGCCGCGCCCGAAATGACCGCCGCCTTCGACGAGTTCATGGAAGCCTTCGAGGCCTTCAAGGAAACCAACGACGCCAGGCTCGGCGAGATCGAGCAGAAGCTGACATCCGATGTCGTCACCCGCGACAAGATGGATCGCATCAGCCGCGCGATGGACGAGCAGAAGAAGGTGCTGGACCAGCTGGCGCTGAAAAAGGCCCGCCCGCCCTTGGGGCGCACAAGCACGTCCGGCGGCGACATCACCGAGCACAAGCAGGCCTTCGAGCAGTATATCCGACGTGGCGACGAGGCTGGCCTTCGCGACATCGAGGCCAAGGCCATGTCCTCGGGCTCCGGCGCCGATGGCGGCTATCTCGTGCCCGACGAGACCGACAGCGCCATCGGCCGCCGTCTCTCGGTGGTCTCGCCGATCCGCTCGATCGCGACGGTGCGACAGGTCTCCGGCGCGGTGCTGAAGAAGCCCTTCGCGATCTCGGGCATGGCGTCCGGCTGGGTGGCCGAGACCGCCGCGCGGCCGCAGACCAACAGCGCCCAGCTTGCCGAGCTCTCCTTCCCGACCATGGAACTCTACGCCATGCCGGCCGCCACCCAGGCGCTGCTCGACGATGCCGCCGTCGATATCGAGGCCTGGATTTCCAGCGAGGTGGACACCGTCTTCGCCGAGCAGGAGGGCGCCGCCTTCGTCGCCGGCGACGGCATCAACAAGCCGAAGGGCCTGCTGGCCTACACTGCTGTTGCCGACAGCGCCTGGAGCTGGGGCAATCTCGGCTATATCGCCACCGGTGCGGCCGGCGGTTTCAAGGCGACTGATGCCTCCGACACGCTGATCGACACGATCTATTCGCTGAAGGCGGGCCACCGCCAGAACGCCAACTTCGTGATGAACCGCAAGACCCAGGCCGAGGTGCGCAAGCTGAAGGACGCCGAGGGCCGCTACCTCTGGCAGCCGCCGGCAACCGCAGGCGAAGCCGCCTCGCTCGTCGGTTTCCCCGTCGTCGAGGCCGAAGACATGCCCGACATCGCGGCCAACGCACTGTCGATTGCCTTCGGCGATTTCCGCGCCGGCTATCTGGTGGTCGATCGCACGGGGGTGCGCGTGCTGCGCGACCCCTATTCGGCCAAGCCGTATGTGTTGTTCTACACGACCAAGCGGGTTGGCGGCGGGGTGCAGAACTTCGAGGCGATCAAGCTGGTGAAGTTTGCGGTGAGTTGAGTGGGTGAGGGGCGTGGGTGCGGTGCCGCGCGGCTTCGAATGCGGTTTGGCGCTGCATCCAGTGGCCTCGAATGGGGTCGCCGCTGTGCCCGGAGCCCCCTCATCCCCGGTGCAACTTGTTGCACCTGAGCTGCCCCCACCTTCTCCCCGCGGGGGAGAAGAGACTCGGGGCGAGCCGCTCGCTCCATCTTCCCTTCTCCCCAACGGGGAGAAGGTGGCCCGTAGGGTCGGATGAGGGGGCCACGCGGCACACCCTCTCAGCTTTCACCACACCACCAGGAACCCCACCCATGACCTACGCCCTCATCGCCCCACCCACCTCCGAACCCATCACGCTCGCCGAGACCAAATCCCATCTCCGCCTCGACGACACGAACGAGGACACGCTGCTTACCTCCCTCATCCGCACCGCCCGCGAGCACCTCGAACGCGCAACCGGCCTCAGCCTCATCACCCAGACCTGGCGCCTCTATCTTGATTCAGTTTCTGAAGACGGCGTGATTCAAATCGCGAGAGGCCCCGTCCAAACCATTGAAAGCCTGAGGCTTTATGATGCCTCCGGCGAGGAGCTGTATCTGCCGCTGACCGGCCATGTGCTCGACGGCCACGCCCGGCCGGCGCGCCTCATGCTCGGTCGTGCCGTCAGTGCGGGCCGGCCCATCAACGGTATCGAGATCGACTTCACCGCCGGCTTCGGCGAGAGCGGCGCCGAGGTGCCGGACACGCTGAAGCGGGCGATGCTGATGCATGTCGCGCAGATGTTTGCGTTCCGGGGCACGGTCGCGGTCGAGGATCAGCCGGCCGATCTTCCCGCTGGCTATGATCGTCTGATCGCGCCGTTCATGGTCAGGAGGCTCTGATGCGCTCGGTGTTCTTCGACCCCGGCCAGATGACCGCGCGGCTGGTGCTGGAAGCGCCGCTGGAGACGCCGGACGGGCAGGGCGGCGCGACCGTCTCGTTTACCGAGATCGCCGCATTCTGGGCCCGCATCGAACCGGTGGGCGACCTGCGCGAAGAGCAGGCGGGAGCTGACGTCTTCACCCTGACTCACCGCATCTGGCTACGCTTCCGCAACGATATCCAAGCCGGCATGCGGCTGCGCAAGGGTGCGCGCGTCTTCGCGATCCGCACCTGGCGCGACCCCGACGAGCGCGGCAACTATCTCGTCTGCCTGTGCGAGGAGGAGGGCCGATGAGCGCCGCCAACCAATTGCTGGCCGCTATCCACGAGCGCCTGACTGACGATGCGGAACTATCGGGCATGATCGGCCCCGAGGGCCTACGTGACCGTCTGGTCTCGGGCCGGAAACTCCCGGCCGCCATCGTCGCCGATCTCGCCAGCAACGACTACTCCACGGCGACCGAAACCGGTGCCGAGCACCTGTTGACGCTCGAAATCTGGACCGATGCCGGCGGCCGCAGGCAGGCTGCGATTATTGCCGAGCGCCTGCAAACGCTGCTGCACGACGCGCCGCTGTCGCTGGAGAGCCACCATCTGGTGAGCCTGCTGCATCTTTCGACCCGCACCCGGCGCGAACAGAAGGCAAGGCTGCATGTCGCCGAGATCCGGTTCCGGGCGGTGACGGAGGTGGTGGTCTAGGTCTCGGGCGGAGCCAAATCTGGACGGCGCAGCCGTATTGGTGTACACACATTGTGCATACGAATTCCTGTATGCGTATGCGGAGGGAGTGACATGCCCGGCGTCAAGAAAAGCGAAACCATCAATCTGCGTATCGATACGGAGACGCGCGAGATCATTGCGCGCGCCGCCGCCGTCAGCGGCAAGTCGCTCACGGCATTCATGACCGAAGCTGCGTTTTATTCGGCGCAGAAGGAGTTGCTCGATCAGCGTTTCATCGGCGTCGACGCTGCTGTCTTCGACGCCGTCGAGGGGCTTCTCGACGAACCGGCGAAGGTCAACGACAGGCTCGTCGCGCTGTTCAAATCCAACGCCGAATGGATCGACTGACGGATGTTTCGCAAGCCCGTCCCTCTCAGCGAGCACCATCTCGTCGATGATTTCGACAGCGGCAAGCCGGCGCTGGATGGCTTCCTGAAGGACATGGCGCTCTACAATCAGCAGCAGGAGTATACCCGGACCGTCGTCATTGCGACCGAAGATTACCGCGTGGTCGGTTATCATTCGTTGTGCGCTGGCATGATCAGCCGCAATAGCGCGCCGAGGCAGGTCAAGGGGCATCGGGCACCGGGAGAGATCCCCGTTGCGCTGCTGGCGCGCCTTGCGGTCGACCGCCGTCATCAGCATGTCGGGCTGGGCAGGGCTTTGCTGAGGCATGCGCTGATGTCGGTCGTCTCCTCGTCGCGATCGGTCGCCTTCCGCGCCGTCATGGTCCATGCCCTGGACGACGAGGCCGAGGCCTTCTACCTGAAATTCGGCTTTCGCGCCGCCAAGGGCCTCGAGCGCACGCTGCTTTTGCCGACGAAGGACATCGTCGCCTCGCTCGCTCAGGCGACCTGAGGGGCCGGCCTGGCGCGGCGTATGAGGTTTGCCAGCATCAGCACGAGGCCGAAGGCTATGGCGGCAAGTGTGCAGCACAGGGCCATCACCATCCCGGTGCCGGCGCGGTCGAGGAGGGCGGTGAAGATGATGGGCGCCGCTGCATTGGCGATGTTTTGCGGCAATGAGAGACGTGCAGCCTGCAGCCCGTATTCACGCGGCGAAAACAGCGCCAGCGGCAGCAGCGCGCGGGCGACGGCCATGACGCCGGCGCCGAAGCTGTAGATGACGATGAAGCTGATCAGAAGCGATGTCGAGGGCGGGACGATGAGGATCAGTCCGAAGCTCGCCACCATCAGGCCTATCCCGGCGATTGCGCTGATGATGGGGTTGCCGCGCTTGCCGAGCAGCATGTCCATGCCGCGCGCCGATATGCCGATGACGCCGCGCGCGGAACCAAGCTGCAGCGCGAGCACCGGCGAGGCGCCGTATTGGCGCAGCACCTCCAGCAGCGATGGCGCCAGGCCGAAGGTCACGAAGCTTGATAGCGTCGTTGCGGCTGCAAGCAGCAGGAACGCCTTGCGCCGATCATCAGGCGAAAGATCGACGGGTGCTGCATGCATCTCGGCCGCACCGCCTTGCGCGGCGGCCGGACGCGGCAGGGCGAAGAGATAGAGCGGCAGGCAGACGCACAATTGCAGCGCCGCGCAGATAACAAAGGTGATCCGCCAGCCGAAGCCTGCGTCGAGTATGCTGAGGATCGGCCAGAACAGCGTGCTTGATAGCCCGGTGAAGAGCATCAGCACGGCGATGATGCGCTTGCTGTTCAATCCCTCGCGCTCGACCACCGCCGTATAGGTCGGCGTTGTGAGGCCGAGCGCGCCGCCGATGCCGATGACGATCCAGGAAAGCGCGTAGAGCACGATGCCGTGCGCCGCAGCCAGCATGAGAAGACCGACCGCGAAGACGATGGATGAGGCGGCAAGCACGGGCACGGCGCCGTAGCGTTGCAATAGCCGGCCGATCGTCGGCCCGAGAAGCGCGAGGACGACCATCATCACCGTCAGGCCGCCGAAGACGATTTCGTTCGCCAGCCCAAGATCGGGCGCGATCACCCGGCCCATGACGCCGAGCATGTCGAACGTCGTGCCCCAGCCGATGAGCTGCGTCACGGTGAGCACGGCAATCATCTGTATCGAACGCAGGGGGAAAGGCCCGGGCATGGCGTGGATTTCGGCGAAGGGAAGGGATCAGTCCGGTCGTAGCATCTTCGCCGCCAGGTTGAAAGTGACAAGTCGATGACATCACGGGCGTCCCTCTCGGGCGCTCTTTTTCATGAAGGATGAGGCCATGGTGGCGCAGAAGGGCAAGGATCTGCTGTTGAGGGTTTTCAACGGCACGGATTATGAAACGGTGGCGGGGCTGCGCTCGAAGCGGCTGGCCTTCAATGCCGAGACGGTGGATGTGACCGATGCCGAAAGCGCCGGGCGCTGGCGCGAGCTCCTGGGCGGCGCCGGTGTGCAGCGGGCGTCGGTGTCGGGCGCCGGCATCTTCAAGGACGCGGCCTCAGACCAGCTGGTGCGCAACGCCTTCTTCAACGCCTCGATCCTGAGTTGGCAGATTGTCGTTCCGGATTTCGGCACCGTGACCGGGCCGTTCCAGGCGAGCGCGCTCGAATATTCCGGCCAGTATAATGGCGAGGTGATGTTCGAGCTGGCGCTGGAATCGGCCGGCGCGATCGCGTTCGAGGCGCTGTGATGACGGGCGGCGCGGCATCGGGACAGGCGGGGCGAAGGGCCAATCGCCGGCGCGGCGAGATCGAGGCGGAGATCGATGGCGAGCGGCGGATCCTGTGTCTGACGCTGGGCGCGCTGGCCGAGCTCGAAACCGCGTTTTCGGTCGATAGCCTGAACGGCCTGGCGGAGCGCTTTGCCGGCGGCCGGCTGAAGGCGGCGGACATGATCCGCATCATCGGCGCCGGTTTGCGCGGCGGCGGCAATCTCTATTCCGACGAGGATGTGGCGGACGCCGATGTCGAGGGCGGTATCGGCGGCTATGCCGCGATCGTCGGCGATCTGCTGACGGCGACGTTTTCGGGGGATGGCTCGGACGCCTCCGCGCGCCCCCTCTAGCCGCAGCGGGCATTGAGACGACGGACAATGCGGGGCCCACGCCATTCCCCTGGGCGCGGGTTCTGCATGTCGGTCTCTGCCTGCTGCGGCTTCCCCCGCAATCCTTTTGGGCGATGACGCCGGTGGAGTTTCACGCCGCCGCCGGCGGGCTCTCGCCGCCGCGCGCCGCCGTCTCCCGCGCCGATCTCGATGGGCTGATGGCCCGCTTTCCGGATCGTCCGCTTCCTGATCGTCGTGCAACATCCGAAACGAGGAACGACCATGACCGATGATGAGACCGACCTGTCGGCCATGACGGATGAGGCCGAGACGCTGCGGCGCGCGCTCGACGATCTGGAGGGCCGCTCGCGTTCCTTCGGCTCGGCGCTATCGGGCGCGTTGCGCGGCGCGGTCTCGGGCGGCAAGGGGCTGGACGATGTGCTGCGCGGGCTGGCGAACCGGATGACGGATATCGCGCTGCAGGCGGGATTGAAGCCGCTGGAAACGATGCTCTCAAGCGCCGCTTCCAGCCTCCTCGGCGGCGCCGGCAAATTGCTGCCCTTCGCCGATGGCGGTGTCGTCTCGCAGCCCACCTATTTCCCTGTTGGTGGCGGCATGGGGCTGATGGGCGAGGCGGGCAGCGAGGCGATCCTGCCGCTGAAGCGCGGCGCCGACGGTGCGCTCGGCGTCGCGGCATCGGGTGCTGGGTCCGCACCGCAGATCGTCTTCAACGTCACCGCGACGGATGCCGCAAGCTTCGCCAGGAGCGAGGCGCAGATTTCCTCGATGCTGGCGCGCACCGCAATGCGCGGCCAGCGCAACCTGTGAGGATTAGAGTAGATGACGTCCGGTTTCCACGAGGTGCGCTTTCCGCTCCGCCTGTCGCTGTCGACGAGCGGCGGGCCGGTCAGGCGCACCGATATCGTCAATCTCTCCAATGGCCGCGAAAGTCGCAACAGCCGCTGGCGTGACGCGCGCCGGAGCTATGACGCGGGCTCCGGCCTGCGCTCGGTGGCGGATCTCTACGAGGTGCTGGAGTTCTTCGAGGCGCGCGGCGGCGAGCTCTATGGCTTCCGCTTCCGCGATCCCATCGACTGGACATCCACCCGCCCCGGCGCCGAGATCGGACCCGGCGACCAGCCGATCGGGATCGGAGACGGCGTGACCGTCGCGTTCCCGCTCGCCAAGACCTATGGCGATGCGGGGGCGAGCAGCACGCGGCGGATCGCCAAGCCCGTCGAGGGCTCGGTGGTGGTCGCCATCGATGGCGTACCGCGGCCGCCGTCTGGTTTCGCCTGCGATCCCGCGACCGGCATTGTAACCTTCGCGGCGGATGCCGTTCCGGCAGCGGGTGCGTCGGTGACGGCGGGGTTCCTGTTCGACGTGCCGGTGCGCTTTGCGACCGGGCGCATCGACGTCAACCTCTCGGCCTTCAATGCCGGGCGCATTCCCACCATTCCGCTGACGGAGATCATGCCATGAGGCATATTCCCGACGCGCTCGCCGCGCATCTTGCGGGCGACGCCACGACGCTCTGCCACGCCTGGCGGGTGACGCGCCGCGATGGCGTCGTGCTCGGGTTCACCGAACACGATCACGACCTGACGTTCGCGGGCACCACCTTCCTGGCGGCGAGCGGCTTTTCCGCAAGTGCGGCGGAAGAGGAGGCGGGGTTGCCGGCCGCCACCAGCGATGTCGCCGGCGGCTTCTCCAGCGAGACGATCACCGAAAACGACCTCATCCGCGGCCGCTATGACGGCGCCCGCGTCGAGGTGCATCTCGTCAACTGGGCGGACCCCGACCAGCATATGCTCCTGAAGGTGCAGGAAATCGGCGATGTCACGCGCGACGCTGGCCAGTTCCAGGCGGAACTGCGCAGCTTCGCCAGCCGCCTTGGGGAACCGCAGGGCCGCGTCTATATCAGGCGTTGCGACGCCACGCTCGGCGACGGCAGATGCGGCGTCGATCTCTCGGCACCCGCGATGCGCGCCGAAGGTGTCGTGGTCTCCGTCCTGGATGCCAGCCGGCTCCTGCTGTCGGGTGTTCGGGCCGTGCCTGAAGGCTTCTTCCGTTTCGGCGTGCTGACCTTTCTCGACGGCGACAATCATGGCCAGCGGCTGGAGATCGAGACGCATGCGGTGAAGGACGGCCTGCTGGAGGTGACCCTCTGGCTGCCGCTCGAGGCCACGCCTAGTGCGGGCGACCGCGTCGTGCTCACGGCTGGCTGCGACAAGGCCTTTTCGACCTGCCGCGCGAACTTCGCCAACCATCTGAACTTCCGTGGGTTCCCGCACATCCCAGGTACCGATTTCGCCTACACCTATGCCGATGGCGAGACCCTGCATGACGGGAGCGCGCTGTTCAAATGACCGATATGTCAACCGAAGTGCTGCGGCTGGCCGAAGGCTGGATCGGCACGCCCTACAGGCACCAGGCCTCGCTCAAGGGCGTCGGCTGCGATTGTCTCGGATTGGTCAGGGGCATCTGGCGCGAGCTTTACGGACAAGAACCGGAGCGCCCGCCGCCCTATGCGCCGGATTGGGCCGAGCGCGGCGGCGGGGATCGGCTGATGGAGGCGGCCCTTCGGCATTTCGGCCCGCCGCTGCCGCTTGTGGAGGCGAGACCCGGCGATGTGCTCCTGTTTCGCTGGCGCGCGCCGCTGGCCGCCAAGCATGCCGGTATCCTGTCGGGGGAGCGGCAGTTCATTCATGCTTACGAGCAGGCGGCGGTGATCGCATCGCCGCTGGTCCCCAGCTGGCGTCGGCGCATATCGGGCGTCTTTCGCTTTCCGGAGAGGTAGATAGATAGATGGCAACCCTCCTCTTCCAGGCTGCCGGCGCGGCACTCGGCGGCGTATTCGGCCCTGTCGGCGCCATCATCGGCCGCGCGGCAGGTGCGCTTGCCGGAAGCGTCGTCGACCGCGCGCTCATCAACGGCCGCTCCACCGTGCGCGGCGCGCATCTGTCGAGCGCGCGAATTCCCGGCGCTGACGAGGGCACGGCGATCAACCGCGTCTACGGCAGCGTCCGCGTCGGCGGCACGCTGATCTGGGCGACGCGGTTCGAGGAGGAGGTCACAACGGAGCGGCAGGGTGGCAAGGCCACCGGCGGCACCCGCGTCGAGAGTTTCCGCTACTTCGCCAATCTCGCGGTCGGTTTGGCGGAAGGGCCGATCGGCCATGTCAGGCGCGTCTGGGCCGATGGCAAGGAACTGGATCTCACCAGGATCGAGATGCGCGTCTATCGCGGCGACGAGGCGCAGCTGCCCGATCCGCTGATCGAGGCCAAGCAGGGGGCGGGCAATGCGCCCGCCTATCGCGGGCTTGCCTATGTCGTCTTCGAGCGGCTGCCGCTCGATACATATGGAAACCGCATCCCGCTGCTGCAGTTCGAGGTCGTGAGATCAATCGGCGAGCTGGAAAATGAGATCAAGGCCGTCTGCATCATCCCCGGCGCCACCGAGCATGGCTATCAGCTCGCCCAGGTCTCGGAGAGCTTGGGTGCCGGCAGCGCCCGCATTCTCAACCGCAACAGCCTGCGCGGCACAAGCGATTGGGATATCTCGATCGACGAGCTGATGGCGCTCTGCTCCAATCTCGAGCGCGTGGCGCTCGTCGTCTCGTGGTTCGGAACCGATCTGCGCGCCGGCGCTTGCCGCGTGGTGCCCGGCGTCGAGGTGGCGAGCCGCGCGGAGGAAAGCGCACCGTGGTCGGTCTCGGGTGTCGCGCGCGGCGCCGCCCACCTCGTCAGCCGCAGCAATGGCGGCCCGGCCTATGGCGGCACGCCCGATGATGCCAGCGTGCTCTCGGCGATCGCCGATCTCAAGGCGCGCGGCCTTCAGGTCTATCTCTATCCCTTCGTGATGATGGACATTTCCGCCGACAACGCCCTTGCCGATCCCTATGGCGGCGCGCGCCAGGCGTCCTATCCCTGGCGCGGCCGCATCACCTGCGATCCGGCGCCCGGCCGGCCGGGCAGCGCCGATCGGACCGGGGTCGCCCGCGGACAGGTCCAGGCCTTCGCCGGCAATGCGCAGGCGGGCGATTTCACCATCGCCGGCGGCCATGTGGCCTATCTCGGCGGCGAGGAGAGCTACCGGCGCTTCATCCTGCATTATGCGCATCTGGCGCACCTTGCGGGTGGGGTCGACGGTTTCCTGATCGGCTCGGAACTGCGCGGCCTGACGCAACTGCGCGACGGCGGCGATGCCTTCCCCTTCGTCGAAACCTTGGTGCGGCTGGCGGCCGATGTCAGGGCGCTGCTGCCGGGGGCGAAGATCACCTATGGCGCCGATTGGAGCGAGTATTTCGGCTATCACCCGACGAATGGCAGCGGCGACGTCTATTTCCATCTCGATCCGCTCTGGGCCTCGCCCGATATCGATGCTGTCGGGATCGACAACTACATGCCGCTCGCCGACTGGCGCGATGACGATCTGGCCAGCGCCAGCCCCGACGGCTTCCGCCTCGCCGACGATCAGGGGGCGCTGATGGCATCGATCCGCGCGGGCGAGGGTTTCGACTGGTACTATGCCGATTACGATGCCCGCAAAGCCCGGCAGCGCAGCCCGATCACCGATGGTCTGGCGGGCAAGCCTTGGGTCTTCCGCTACAAGGATATCGCCGCCTGGTGGGCCAATCCGCATTACGAGCGCATCGGTGGCGTCGAGCGTGCGGGACCCACTGCTTGGATCCCGTCAGGCAAGCCGGTCTGGTTCACAGAACTCGGTTGCGGCGCCGTCGACAAGGGCGCCAACCAGCCCAATGTCTTCGCCGATCCGAAGTCGGTGGAAAGCGGAGCGCCGTATTTCTCCACCGGCATGCGCTCGGACAGCATGCAACGCCGCTTTCTCGAGGCGCATCATCTCTGGTGGGCCGGGCATGAAGCGCCCGCTGGCATGGTCGATCCGGCGCACCTCTTCGTCTGGTGCTGGGATGCGCGACCGTTCCCGGCCTTCCCGCTGGCAACGGATATCTGGTCCGATGGCGGCAATTGGCGCACCGGCCATTGGCTGAACGGAAGGCTTGGGGCCGGCACATTGGCCGACGTGATGGCGGCGGTGCTGCGCGACCATGGCTTCGGTGATTTCGACGTCTCGGAGACGAGCGGCGACCTGATCGGCTACGTCAAGGGGGAACTCGGCTCCGCCCGCGACCTGATCGAACCGCTGCTGCAGGCATTCCAGATCGATGCCTTCGAGGATGCCGGCCTCCTGCGCTTCCGCTCGCGCGCACGCGCCAGCTTGCCCGCGCTACCGCTCGAGACGCTCGTCGATAGCGAGAACGAACCGCTCTGGCAGGAGACCCGCGGCCACGACAGCGATTTTGCCGCCGAGGCGGTGATGACCTTCTACAATCCCGATCTCGACTACGAGCAGGCAAGCGCGCGCTCGCACCGCGCCGGGCAGGCGACCAGCCGGCTGATCAAGCAGGATCTGCCGGCCGTGCTGGCCGAGGAGACGGCGTTGAATGCTGCCGAAGCGCTGCTACGCGATGCCAGAATCGCCCGCCGCTCGCTGCGCTTCTCGCTGCCGCCGACGCGGCTGGATGTGCAGCCGGGCGATGTCGTCTCGCTGGCCGATGGCCCCGATGGCCGTTTCCTGGTCTCGCGCATCGAGGATGGCGATTTCCGCCGCATCGAGGCGCGGGCGTTTGCGCCGTCTTCGGGCGGCGCTCCGCCTGCCGTGACCGACGGCCGCAATGGTGGCGGCACCGCGTCCAGCCTGTTCAAGCCGCTGGTGCATCTCATGGATCTCCCGCGCTTCGACGGCGAGGCGGCGGCAAGCTTCGCGCGTGGCGCTGTCTTCGCCAAGCCGTGGCGCACCGTCGGCCTGTCGTCATCGGCGACGACGGAGGGTTACCGGGGCCGGGCAGTGCTAGATCGCCCCGCAACAACGGGAACGCTTGTCACGGCACTCACGCCCGGCGTCACCGGCCGCTTCGATTGGTCTCAGGCGCTGGTTGTCGATCTCGCTTATGGCGAACTGTCTTCGGCGGCCGAGATATCGGTGCTGAACGGCGCCAATCGGCTGGCCGTGCGCTCGGTAGGCGGCGTCTGGGAGATCCTGTCCTTCCTGCGCGCCGACGAGATCGCGGCGGGCCGCTGGCGGCTCAGCGGTTTGCTGCGCGCGCTCGCCGGCACCGAGGACGCGATGGCCTCGGGCATTCCTGCGGGTGCGGCGGTCGTGCTGCTTGACGATGCGGTCAAGTCGCTCGGCCTAAGCGGTGACGAGGCTGGCCTGTCGCTCAACTGGATTGCCGAGGCGGCCGGTTCGCTTGCGATGGCAGGGCCGTTCGTGTTCGCGGGCGGCCTGCGCGCCGAGACGCCGCTCGCGCCGGTTCACCTGCGCTGCCGGCGCACCGGTGCTGGCGAAGCCCTGATCTCCTGGACAAGGCGCGGACGCGACAATGCCGACAGCTGGACCGGTGCCGACATCCCGCTCGACGAGCCTTTCGAGCGCTACCGGGTCGAGATACTCGACGACGCCGACGTGGTGATCCGGGCGGTGGACGTCGAGACGCCGGAATGGACCTATCCGCTTGCCGACGAGGTGCTGGATTTCGGCGGCCGGCAGGCGAGCCTTGCGGTCACGGTCCGCCAGATCGGTGAGCGCGTGCCGCTGGGAATGCCCGCGCGAACAATCTTTCAGACGTGACATTTCAACGGAAGGAGAAGGACGATGCCTGATTTGAAGAACTGGTATAGCTCGAAGACCATTTGGGGCGCGGTCGTTGCGATTTTCGCGTCGGCTTTACACTTTACGGGTGTGGATATCGCATCCGGCGACCGCGCCCAGATCGTCGATGCGATCGTCAACATCGCGGGCGCGCTGGGTGGGTTGCTGGCGGTCTACGGACGTGTGACGGCGAAGTCCGCGATCAAGCCGTAAGCGCAGGTGCGGCAACAGGGCGGTGGCCGGAGTGGCGCCGCCAACCGTGCTTTCCCGGCCACAGCAGCAGTCCCGGGTGCCTCTCCACATGCTCTCAGGCACCCCTATGGCCCCGACATTACCTTGCATTCATTTGCCATTCAGGTCTCCTGAGTACATAGTCAGGTCAAGTTGGTATCCATTGAAAGCATAGCACATGGCCTCTCCTCTGAGCGTCGCAGCGTTGGCCGTTTGGCTGACGGTACCGTCGCCCTCACCGGATAATACGCACAACCTTTTGGTGCGCGTTGCAGGCGATTGCAGTGAAGCCGCTCAAGAGGTCGTGGAGAAGACCGGGGGGCAACTGCTCTCCGTTCAGCCCTCCGGCGACAGCTGCATCATCACCGTGCTCGTCCAGGGCAACGGCCAGCGACCGCGTAAAGTAACCGTCAAGGTTCCGATGTAG